GATTTTGCCGTATAAAGCCGGGCAAAAAGTAAAGCATAACAATATATTTTGGATTGCTAAAATAGATAATACCGGGCAGGAACCGACGGCGAGCGATTTTAACGAAGATTACAGCCGGGACGATTACGGAAACCCGTATTGGCGACCATACAACATTTTTTCTGACTTTTTGGAAAGACTGACATTAAACGGAATTGCAACCGTTGTTCAGACTTTTACACAGATTAAGCAGTTGGAAAAGGAAACCCGCAATTTATTGGAAAGAAAAACGTTTTTTGATGGTTCCGGCAGAATCCGGGCTACAATTCAAAATACCCATAAATTAGTAGGATTTGAAATTGTTCCGGTTCGTAGTATGGGGGTAACAACCAAAATTGAGAAAATCGGGCTACAAATGACCGGAGCGACCGGAAAGGTAAGAATGTATTTATTTCATTCGTCGCAGATTGACCCGGTAAAAACATTCGATTTGGATTTTACCGTTACAAATGGCGGCTTTCAATGGTTCCCGTTGACCGATTGTTATTTGCCGTATATCAGCGACGCAAACAACGCCGGGGGTTCATGGTTTCTTTGCTATAATCAAGACGAATTACCCGCCGGGATGGAAGCAATAAACGTATCTAAGGATTGGAGCCGGGAGCCGTGCGGAACGTGCAACATTGGTTCCGTCGAAACATGGCGAGAAATGACAAAGTATTTGCAGGTTTCCCCGTTTAAGGTTGACGCCCCGGAAACATTCGAGCAATACCCGGAATTATGGGACGTGGCTTATACTATGTACACAAATACCCACAATTACGGGCTAAATTGCGAAATAACGGTTGGTTGCGATTTGACCGACTTTATTATTTCGCAACGGCAGATGTTCCAAACCGTTATTCAAAGGCAGGTTGCGGCAATAGGTTTGCGAACGTTAGCAATGAATCCCAACGTTAGGGTTAACCGCAATCAGTCAAATGCAAGCCGCACCGATATTCTGTATGAGTTGGACGGCAATACGTCCGGGGTTCGTCCCGGCGGGTTGGGTTATGACCTTAAAAAAGCGTATGAGGCTTTGCGGTTAGATACGCAAGGATTAGACCGCATTTGTTTGAGTTGTAACAATCATGGCGTTAGGTACAGAACTGTTTAATATATAATTTCAAATGAAAGTTGTATATAATTTCAAAGAATAATTGTAAATGGGAAAAATTGACGACTTATTAAAACGGGTCGTTAAGTTCAACGATGAATTAACGTCCGGGCGGTTAGTGCAAAAAATAATATGGGACAACGAGGCGTATATAATAGATATGAACGCCGAGGAACAATTGTTTGAACAAGGCGTTAACCGTTTGGGCGTTTCAATCATGGATTACGCCCCGTATAGCCCGGTAACAATTGCAATCAAAGAGGCAAAGGGACAGCCTACAAACCGGGTAACGTTAAGGGATGAGGGCGATTTTCAAAGTAGCTTTTATTTGGAAGTTGGCGACAAACAATTTGAAATTAAGGCGGCGGATTGGAAAACCGAGGAATTAATAAAAAAGTATGGACGCCAAATTTTAGGTTTAACGGACGAAAATATTAAAATCCTTATATGGCATTATATTTTCCCGGATTTAATAACAGAGGCAAAAAAAACGATATATGGCAGCGAATAACAAAGCCCCGGTAATTGCGAACCCGGAATTATTAGACAGAATCATTGGAAATATACAAACCGGATTGGTTGATAATTTACCGTGGTTGGACAAAGCATTTGGACGGGCTGAAAGACTTGTTAAATATGACGGGAACCGGAAACGTTATTTTACCCCGTGCGTTTATGTAGGGCGAAACGATTATATAGAAGTAACCCCGGATGCAAATATTGGGAATTTTTCGTTTTTTTGGATTGACGACCCGCAGGACGTTAGTTGGGAATCCGGCGTTTCAATAGGGCTAAAAACCTCGTTTTCCCTTATCTTTTGGTTTGATTTCCGGAAGATATTCAACGATGCGAGCGACCGGAACAAAGAAGCAGTTAAGCGGCAAATATTGGACGTGTTGAACGGAGGCTTTTGGCTGAAACATGGGCGTTTGAAAATAACAAAGGTTTATGAGTTGGCGGAAAATATTTACCGGGGTTTTTCTTTGGACGAAATAGACAACCAATTTTTAATGCACCCGTACGGCGGGTTCCGGTTCTATGGAGAATTAAGTATTGGAGAATCATGTAAATTGTAAGATTATGAAAGAATTTATTTTTTACGTTATATTGGTCGCAATGTTGGCGGCTTTTGTGCTTACATTATTGCGCAAATGGGGCGTTATTGAATGGGTACAAGTTCACGGGAACGATTTCTTTGCAAAGATGTTTAGTTGCGATTTCTGTTTGTCGTGGTGGGCGGGCGTTATTTTGTCCGTTCTTATGCTGATTATGACCGGGAACCCCGTATTATTGGGCGTTCCCTTTTGTAGTACAATGATAACACGTAAATTGCTATGAATGAAGAATATGTAAAAATTAAGGATTACCCATATTATATTAGCAATATGGGTAATGTAAAAAATAAAACAGGTAGAATATTAAAACCTAAAATAACAAATAAGGGTTATTTGTCGGTAGCATTATACAACGCTAATGGTAAGCGGTGGTGTTATATTCATAGACTTGTAGCAATGCATTTCCTTATTAACTCTGAATTAAAGCCTAATGTTAATCATATTGATTGTAACCCGCTTAATAACAACGTTGATAATTTAGAATGGTGTACGCAATCTGAAAATATTAAATATTCAGATAGTTTAGGGCGTTGTAAAATAAGAGATTATAGATATTGTGAAAGTGGAAAAGGACATGGGAGAAGTTGTCGTATAATATGCAAAAAAGGTGATAATATACAAATATTTGAAAGTATAAATATCGCTGGTATGAAGTTGGGTATATCACACCAAAATATATGTAAATGCTTAAAAGGGGAAAGGAAAACCGCAAAAGGATATAGTTTTAGGAGGGCATAATATGAAAGAATGTATTATAAATAAACATAATGTTGTATTGTATGATAGTATAGACGAATTGCCGATGTTGCGTTTCCACAAGTATAACAAAATGCTTTTGGTTGACGCCGGGGTTGGTTCCGATTTGTCGGATTTCGATAAACATATTGAAAAGACGATAAGATATGCACACAGCAAAACCCCGCAGTTGGCGACGGTTGAGTTAGAGAATATGCGCCAAAATGTGTATTTCATACAATCCGAGATTTCGCCCCGGTATTTATCTTTTGCGGTTTTAGTAAAGAGCATTGACGGGAACCCGTGCAATGATTTATCAGACGACGGATTGCAAAAGATAGTTGATTTGTTCGCCGATGTTCCGAACGCAGAATTAACCGCCCATTTGGAAGCGGTTAAAAAAAAAATAGATGAAGAATTGCGGTTGTATTTTCCCCGGATATTTGATGATGCAGCATTAAAAGAGTATTTCGACCAACTGAAAGAAAGAACGGTTATTTTATTGCGCACAATCATAGCCGGGGAAGCAACCGAAACGGATGCAAAAAGAATTGACGAAATTACAGCAGAGTTGATAACGTATTTCAATCCGCAATCATTTTCGGGAGCCGACAGCGTAGAAATACGATACGACAAACAATTTGAAAATATGTGTTTGATATTGTCGCAGAATTTGCACGTTGACCCGAAAAGATTTACCGTATTGGAATATTACAACGCATTTGAGTATGTAAAAGAACAAGCGAGAAAAGCCCAAAAACAGAAAAACGTAAAATAAAGCGATTTCCGGCGTTATTTCCCGGCAGATAATAAAATATACGTTTGAGAAAAGAAAATCGAAATACGGGGAAATTTCCCGAAAATAACTTTAAATAATAGTTGCTATGGCAGATAATAATCCGATAAAGTATAAAGATTTAATCAGCCCGGATAATTCAATTGAGGAACTGATAAAACAATTGACCGAGTTAAAAGACACATATACGGACGCATTGGCAAGTATCAAAGCCGAGGCGATTCAATTGGCGGCTACATTGCAAAAGGTTTCCGGAGCCACGGAGGACGGGCGGAAAAAGACAAAGAAAGCCGCCGACGACGCCGACCGTTTGGCACGTGCGCAAAAAGAATTGGCGTTTGCTGAAAGCGACGCCGCCAAAAAATTAGCGGAGTTGAATTTGGCAAAGCAGGAAGCAAACCAAATAAATAAATTGATTATCAAAATAAATCAATCCGCCGAGGGTAGTTATAACCGTTTATCGGCGCAATATTCATTGAATAAGATTTATTTAAACAACATGACTAAAGCCGAACGGGAAAACACCGAGGAGGGGCGAAAGTTAGTTGAACAGACCAAAGAAATATACGAAGAAATGAAACGTTTGCAGGAGGCAACCGGAAAATTTCAATTGAACGTCGGAAATTATACGGAGGCGTCCGACGCAATAATTGCGTATGGCGACAAACTGAAAGAAACGTTAGGTTTAAATAGCGCATTTGGCGAAAGTCTTTTGGCGTTAGGACGTGGCGGGGCTGAAAGTAAAGCAGTTTTTACAGCTATTGGCGACGGGGCAAAAGCATTGGGAAAAACTTTGTTGGGATTACTTTCAAACCCGGTTTTTTTGGCGATTGCCGGAATTGCGGCGGCGGGTGCGGCGTTTAAATGGTGGTACGATTATAACGCCGGGTTAGTTGAGGCAACGAGATTGACGCAACAATTTACCGGGAAAAGTGGCGATGATTTGAAAGCGTTTAGAAATGAGGTGCAAGCCGTCGCAGATTCGTTCGGCGCAGATTTCCGGGAAACATTGATTGCAACAAACGCATTATCAAAACAATTTGGTATTTCTGCAAATGAGGCATTGCAGTTGGTTAAGGATGGTTTTTTGTCCGGAGCCGATGCGAACGGGGAATTTTTAGACACGTTGAAAGAATACCCGGCATATTTCAAAGAGGCTGGAATATCAGCAGACCAATTTGTTGCGATTGTAGCCCAAACAAACAAAATGGGTATCTTTTCGGACAAAGGCGTTGACGCAATTAAGGAGGCAAATTTGCGTTTGCGTGAAATGACGACGGCGACGGCGGCGGCTTTGGACGGTATCGGTATTTCGTCGGAACAAGTTCAAAAAGATTTGCAGACCGGAACCAAAACAACGTTCGATGTTATACAAGACGTTTCCGCAAAATTGGCAGAATTGCCGGATAATGCGGCAACGGTCGGGGCTGCAATTGCAGATATATTCGGGGGTCCCGGAGAGGACGCCGGATTGCAGTATTTGCGCACGTTGAAAGATATTTCAACAAACATGGATGAAGTAAAAGGGAAAGCCGGAGTTTTGGCGCAATTGCAGGAGGAACAATTGCAAAGCCAAATTGAGTTGCAAAACGCATTATCCGGGTTGTTTGACGCAACCGTAGGAAATTTTGAAACGTTGACAACGCAGGCAAAAGTTTTTGTTAACCAAGGATTGACGGCGATAATAAAAGGGGTTATTGATGTTGTCAATTACTTGATTGAGTTATACAATGAAAGTGTTTTGATACGTGCAATTTGGAATGGGATTGTTGCCGGATTCAAAACAACATTTGATACGTTGGGAAATTTGTTTGGATTCTTTATTGATATAGTCAAAGCAACCGGAACCGCATTAAAGGGGGCGTTTACGTTAGATTTTGACGACGTAAAAAAAGGATTGGCAGATTATGCAGCAGCGTACGGAAATTTGGTTAAAGCCCAAGTTAAAGACATAACAGAAAATTTCCAAGAGGGTTTGGAGGGTATGCAAAAGAAAATAAAACCGTTAACAATCCCGGTTTCTGTTGGAGATACCCCGACGCCACAAACAGACAATAAGCCCGTAACGACACAGAACCCAACCGTAACGCCAAGGGGTAAAAGCGATGCGGAAAAGGCAGCAGAACAACAAGCAAAGCAAATTGAAGCGGCATATAAAAAGAATTTGGAAGCAACCCGAAAATTGCAGGATGCACAATTGCAGTTGGAAACCGACGAATGGGCAAAGCGTCGCCAACAAACGCAATATCAGTATTCCCGCCAAATTGAGGATTTACAACACCAATTGCAGACCGAAAAGGATTTGAACGAAACCGGACGCCAAGCGATAAACGCCACAATTACGGCGTTGGAACAGCAACAAACCGAGGCATTATTGAAAATCGAACAAGACCGACAATTGCAGGAATTGGCGTTGCAGAAAGAAAGCATTGAATTACGTTTGCAAGCAGTCAAAAAGGGAAGCGAGCAGGAAAGACAATTGCGGATGCAGTTGTTGGAAAACGAAAGACAAACCGCATTATTACAGAACCAACAGAAACCGACCGGGCAACAGCAGGACGCCGGGGCGATTAATGCAAGTTTTGACGCAAAGGGAGCCGGAATTGCGGACGAATATTTGCAAGCGCAATTACAGATATTCGACCAACAACAAGCGTTGGCACAATCGGAGTTCGATTTGTTGAGAAATTCAGAAGCCCGGAAAACTCAATTCCGTTTGCAAGCAGAAAAGGAACGTTTGCAAAAGGTTTTAGAATTAAATCAGCAAGCCGCCAATAAATTGTCTGATGTTGAGGTACAAACAATTCAAAACACTATTAAAAAAATAGACCAAGAAATTGAGCAATCCAAAGGGGAGGAACGAGGAACAGACATTTACGGTTTGTTTGGGCTTAATTTGGACGACGACCAAAAAGAGGCAATTAATACGTCTATGCAATACGCATTGGATGCGTTAAATACATTCACGGCGGCACGTGTTGCCGCAGCAGATGCAGCCGTTGAGCAAGCGGATAAAGAGGTTTCCGCCGCACAATCGGCGTTGGATGCAGAATTGGAAGCAAGGGCAAACGGGTACGCCAATAATGTTGTACAAGCGCAAAAGGAGTTGGATTTGGCAAAGAAAAACCAAGAAAAAGCGTTGAAAGAACAACAGAAAGCGCAAAAACAGCAGGCAGCAATACAAACATTGCAGCAAATCGGAAACATGGTAACAGCAACGGCGCTGATATGGTCGCAATTAGGTTTCCCGTTTGCAATACCTGCAATTGCCGTAATGTGGGCGAGTTTTGCAGCGTCTAAAATCAAGGCGGCGCAATTGGCAAAACAGACCGGAGGAACCGGAGGAACGGAAACATACGGCGACGGTACCGTTGAACTTTTGGAGGGCGGTTCGCACCAAAGCGGAAATGATATTGATTTAGGGACGAAACCGGACGGAACCCGCCGACGTGCCGAGGGAGGCGAATTTTTCGCCGTGATAAATAAACGAAGTTCACGCCGTTTCAGAAAGATAATACCGGACGTTATCAATTCGCTAAACAATGGTACATTTGCACATAAATATTTAAAATCCTATTCAGACGGCGACGGTTTGACGTTAAACGTTACCGGACAAAGCCCGGATTTACGCAATTTGTCGGATGATGTAAGGGAAATTAAGGAACAGAACCGACGACGGGTTTACGTGGATGGCGACGGAAATACGATTGAAAGTTACAAGAATTTGAAACGTAAAATAAAAAGACTATGACACCAAAATATAGATTCTTTTTGCAGATAGGGGAGGACGGAACCAAACAAACCGTCCGTCCCAATTATAAGGATGATTTAACGTTGGATTATGAGTTGGAAACAAATCAAAGGTTTTACCGGGCTAAATTGTCCGGTAAAATAAACTTTGTCCGTGCTGATTACGATATTATCAATGATGCCCCGTTTGATTCTGAATTTTTCCTATATATCGAAAAAAGCGATGATTGGGGACAAACATACAATCAATACTATAAAGCAAAGTTTATGAAAACGGATTGTACGTTTAATGATGATGATAAATTGGTTACGGTACAGCCGGAAACAATAGACCAATACAACGACGTTTTGGCAGGATTGGAAAAGGAATACAATTTAATTGAGTTGGCCCCACAAATCGAATTTCTTACAATAAGAAAACGCCCATTGATACAAATATACGTTCCCGGAGATAGTATTGTTTCGTGCTTTTTGGGCGGCACGAATTGGGAACAAGACGCAAACGCCACGACTGACCAAAACGCATTAATACAAACCTATCATTTTGCACTATGTAATATTTTGAAAGAAATAAAAATTACGTCGCAAGGTTCCCCGGCGGTAATATCCGGGCTTTATAGTGGGCGGATGTCGACGGGTGTAAGTTCTGATGAATTTATGGGAGATTTATACCCGGAATTAAATGTAAATTATTATATCCATATTGCACAAAAACGAGTTGCGGGTGGGCTACCTATTGGGCTAGCAGGTGTTGAGATACGCCGCCGTTCTGATGATGTGGCAATGTTCCGGTTTACAAAGATAACGCAAGAACCTTTTGATACGTTGGAATTTGATTTAACCGCCGTTGAGGGTTCCGGAGCAACGGGTACGATGCACGCCGATATGAAAAGTTATAATATATACGCCCGATATTTGGTTGATGTTGATAAAATAGACGATTTAGATACATACCCGTTGCCGTCCGATGATATTGTAGATAATAATAGAAATTACCGCCGGGCAATTGGTTACGCAATCGACGTGGCATTTATATCTAATAATTTTTCAGATACGCCGACCGAGTGGGGATTAGCCGACAGTGGAAAGTATTTTGCGCCGCCTTTTTCCATATATGGACAAACGTTTTATCCAATCGCCCGGTCAACGTGGCGTTATGCGTCGTTATGGTTTGGGTTTTATCTGATGGATTGGATATTAGAGGAAAAAGCCCGAAAAGCATATACTTTGCGTGATGCGTTTACATTGTCGTCATGTATCAATGTGCTATTAAAAGAATTTGCGCCCGGAATAACGCATGAAGCGACGCCGGAATACAGCCAATTTCTTTATAACAAAAACAATCCTATTTCCGGGCGGTCATTTAAGTTGCTAATAAGTCAGAAAAGTAATATCATTAATGGCGAATATAAAACCCCGGCGCAAAAAGCCCCGATTACATTACAACAGATTATGACGATGTTACGGGATATTTACAAATGTTATTGGTATATTGAGGACGGAAAATTTAAAATTGAACAGGTAAGTTGGTTTAGAAATGGCGGTTCGTATGGATATAACCCGATTATTGATTATGATTTAACACAATTAGAAAACGTTAGGAACGGCAAAAAATTAGCTTTTGCAACGTCTGAATATTCATTTGACAAAGTAGAAATGCCGGAACGTTATCAATTTGAGTGGATGGATGATGTAACAACACCATTTGAGGGTTTACCAATAGAAATTACGTCCAAATATGTAACAGCCGGAAAGATAGAAGAAATAAATATTTCCAATTTTACGTCTGATATTGATTTGATGTTGTTAAACCCCGGTGCAATTAGTTCGGATGGATTCGCATTGTTTGCGGCGGTTACACCGTCCGGCGGAGGGCAATTGGAATTGCCGTTTACAAGACAAACCGTTGATAATGTAGAATACTATTTGCAAAACGGTTATTTAGCGTTTATCAATATACAACCGACATATTGGGTTTATGATATGCCCGCACGGAATTTCAAAATAAATAATTCCCAATATTATGCTTTGGGAGGATTGGAACGTAAAAAGAAACAAACATTGAATTTCCCGGCAGGAACCACAGACCCAAACCCGATGCAGTTAGTTAAAACATATATCGGTAACGGTCAAGTTGATAAACTTTCGGTAAATTTGTGTAGTCGAAATATTAAAGCAACGTTGAAATATGATACAGAATAACAACATAAGTGTTTTACCGTGGTACACGTCAATAAATGAACAGAACCACAGAAAAAGTTACGCATACGGCGCAATTTACCCGTTATTTGCCCCGGCTGATAGATTGTTACCGTTTCAGATAATGAGAAACACACGGTCAAACAATGTTACGTCAGTGGTATTGTATGAAAAGACCGGAAAGCAAGTTGTAAACATAACAACGTATATGAAAGAAACCGGATTGCAGATTGTCCGGTTTCAAACGTTGGGTTATGATGTTATATTGTACCCGTCAATATTACCCATGCCATTAAATCAGTTGGACGGAATATATTATATGACGTTATCGGATGGCGTGCAAACGTGGTATTCTGAAATGTTCACGGTCGTACAAGATGTTTCCGGTTACTTAAAAATACAATGGTGGGATATTGAAAATTTGGTATTTGACGCCGGGCAAATAGTATATAAAAACCCGGATTTCAAAAATACGTTGTACCTTTGTACAGAGTTGGGAAAACCGGATTATGAATTTGAAGAGGATGGCGAAGAACGGGACGGGTATTTTTTCCCGGAAAAACAAATATCAGTCAAAACGTTTAAATGTACGATATTGGCACCGGAGTTCCTTTGCGACGTTATGAGATTTATCCGCATGGCTGATTACATTCGCATAACAGATAAATACGGCAGGGAATACAATTGCGACACGTTTCTAATTACCCCAAAATGGCAAACGCAGGGAGATTTGGCGAGCGTGGAAATTGAGTTTAAAACAAATACCGTAGTAAAGAAAATAGGACGTGGCTATATTATAAGCAATAAAGGAGATTTTAACGACGATTTCAATAATGATTTCAAAAACAATTAAATTAATTAGATTATGGGAAATTACGAACAACTGAAACAAGCGGTTTCCAACGTTATTAAATCGAATGGAACGCAAGCAATTACCGGGAAAATATTGCAAAATGCTTTATTATCTATTATTTCAACCGTGGGTGCAAATTCAACGTTTGCAGGAATTGCAACGCCTGAAACAAATCCGGGAACACCCGACCAAAATATTTTTTATATTGCAGGAAAGGGAACGTATGCTAATTTTTCCGGAATAACTGTAGAAATCGGGCAATTGGCAGTTTTAAAGTGGAACGGCGCTTGGAGTAAACAAGCACTTGAGATTGGGGTTGGCGATGGAAATATGATATTGGATTGGGTTATTGATGCAGCAACAACGCGTGAGCAAGTGCCTTCTAAACTTAGAAAACCAGGGATGCAGATATCATATAAAAATGATAGCGGAAAATGGGTCAATGAGCAGTACATAGGAACATCTATTACAGGTGCTGAATGGGCTAAAGATACCAACTGGGAGCGGATCGTAAATCAAGAACAAATCTCAAAATTAGATATCACTTATATAAAATATTATCAATCAACCGTGCCTAACGTAAGCGAGGCACAAAAGGGCGATATATTTTATAGAACAACAGATAATGCGTGGTATATAAAAGGAGCTACAACCTGGTTAGTTTATACACCTAAGGGAATATTATATACGCACAATAATACCTATTTGTACATAAGGAATATTTCCAATAATATATTGATACCGATTTTAAACATCAACGATAAAGAAGAACTACAGCAACTAATTAACGAAGCTATAAATGCAAGCAAAGGTACGCAATATTCAGGAGAAGCAATATCTATTAATTTGTCAGAAACGAAAGCAGGCATTATTAAAGTAGACGGAACAGTAGCCGGGAATGCTGGGTATTATTATGATGTGTATAACGTAGAGAACTATAAAGAAGTAACGATAAATACTACAAACGGTACGGTAGCATCAAATCCGTGGGCTATAATATGGGAATTAGATAAAGATGATAATATAATTAATATTATTCCTGCCGCAGGTAATACAATACCTTTAGCAGATTACAAGTTGATATTACAGCCATCCACTAAAAAATTATATGTACAAAGGAGTTCGGCTGTTTCAACAGTACAAGCTAAAAAGACTTTAGTGGATGAAGTCGTAGAGTTAGTAAATAAAACACAGAAAATAGATGAATTAAGTGAAAAAGTTGATGATTTATCATCCTCATTGATTACTTATAAATTAGTCTCATATCCTTATGATGAAACAAAGAAAGGGTGGCTTATTAATGCAAGCGGTAATATTGTTGAGCATGCAGCAGGAAAAGTATTAAATAAATACAATATTTCCGACAAGAAAGTAATAAAAATTGAATGTTATAACAGTCCTAATAAAAATGATCAATGGCTTCAATTTGTGTTTAAGAAAGGCGAAGAAATTCTTAAAAAAGGCGTACCTTCAATGTATCCTATCCCATATACATTTGAATACAACAATAAAATTGGAGCAACAGAATTGTATGTTGTTGGTGTAAATCTTGAAGATATTAAAGTAGAAGCCGACGATGGAAAAGAATATAACACAGTGGATGAAGTCGCACAAAATGTCGAAGATTATGTAATGCAACAGAACATAATAAATGACTGGGGAGACTCTTTAACATACGGTCAAGGAGGTAGTGGAACGACATATCCTCAAGTATTACAAGATTTAATCGATAACGATGAAAATATAACAGAGAAATATAAAGTGATTAATTGTGGGGTGCAAGGTGATACAACACCGGGTATTCTTGCAAGGCAAGGTGGTATTTCAGCTTTTATAAAAGAAGATGTAACCGTCCCTCCGACAGGACAAGTGGATTGTAGTATAAGAACTATTTCCATGGGAGATAACGGAATTGACACCTTTAGTGTTTCATATAATGGAGATGGAAGTTCTGTTATAAATCCTGTTATGATAAATGGGGAATATTATAATTTGCGTATGGGCCCAAAAATTGAAAAGTTGAATAGCGGAGGCGAAAGTGCTAATATTAAAGCAGGTAGTAATATAATTACATACGGAGCAAGATTATCAAGTAAGTCTTATATAAATATATTTTATACAGGACAAAATGACGGGAAATTAGGAGGTAGCTATAACAGTACAAAACGTATTGAACAACTTAAGAATAGCATGAATTTTGCAAGTACACAAAAGAACCTATTTATTTCAACAGCTATATCGAGAACGCAAGAGCAAGAATATGAATATCAAGAAGCCTTTGGTAGCGCGTATATTAATCTTTATCATGAAATGAGTACAAGAGGTGTTAAGATAGCTGTTGCACTTGGGCTAATGGATGAAGGTACTCTTGATACGGCTTGGAATGTTGTAGATAAAGACGGGGCAAATAAAAATGGATTGTTAAATGATTCAATACATTGGAATTATATAGGTTATACTGTTTTAGCGCACATCATTTTTGAAAGATTAAAAGGATTAGGCTGGCTTACGAAAAAACAGGCAGATATAGTAGAGTAGTTTTTGGAAAATATGGGTTATTTTGAATGGCTTAAATATTATGGAAAGAATTTTTAATTGGGAACAATGGCGTATTATTGCCATTTCCACGGTTAGCCCGTTATTTGTTATGTAACACCAACAAAGGTTTTTGTTGTTAGGGAATATTTGAAAAAAAATATTTTATCAAAATATGCAAAGTTTAACCCGGTGCGGAACAATCCGCACCACAAAAAAGACCGATGGAAAAGTATTTTTATTTCATTCAACACGACATGAAAGTTTGTTTGATAATAATCTTTGTATGTTGTGTTTTTGTAGTATTTGCGACATTCTTTGATTTTTGGACGGCATACGAAGCCGTGAAAGCGAGAAAAGAAAAATTAAGCAGCCACCCGATGCGGAAAACCGGGCAAAAAATCATAGACTATTTGCGTTTAGTTTTATACGTATTGATGATTGATGTTTTGGGGCTTATGGTTTTTCCTTTTTACAGTATTCCATTTTTTGTTGTATTACTGACATTGGGTATTCTATTAAGGGAGGGTCGGAGCATGAAAGAGAATTACGAACTCAAACAAAGCAATGCAGTTGAGGCAATAGATATGGCGGCGGAAATAGTCAAGTGTATAACGAAAGAAGAAGCCGAAAAGCTAATAAAGGCGATTAATGATAAACATAGTATTAACAAGAAAAAATTCAAATGATTATGGCACAATTAAAGCAATTATCAGCAGGCAGTAGCCAAATTATTATGATGATGTTCCGGGATAAGAACAACGCCCCAATTAAGGCGGATTCCGTACACGTCAAAGGTTCGATTTTTGCCGGAAGCGGTAAGCCGTTTGAATTTGAGGTAAACAAAGGGGTTTGCACCAATTGTAAGATTCAGAACGATATGTTGTTGTTTAATATCGTTCCGCTTTTGGGTTTGGGGCAAATGCAGGTTTATACGCAAACTTTTTTGGGCGATGCAAAAGCAATAACCGGAACATACATTTCAGAGAACCAACAGAAATTGGGCGTTGAAGTGGTTCAGAAAGGTACATTCCTTTCAGATAGACAGGGCGCAATGTGGGTTGATGTATATTTGCCAATAGAAATTAATGATGCAGCACAAATTCCGTGGGTTCCGGCAGGAGCGGACGAACAATGGATTAAAGATTATTTGGATAAGTATGTAAAAACCCCGGCATTTGCGGCAGTTTTAGCAAATTTGGCGGTTGCTGACAATACTTTGTCAAATGTAGATAACAAAGACTTTGAGCAAAAGGGGAAAGACGCAAATTTTGCCCAAAACGATTTGGCAGATGTGGATTTGGCAAAATTGAAAGAAAAAGGATTAGCAGCAGGATTGGCAGACGCAAAGAACCCAATAAGCCCAACAGAGTTTGACCGTATGATTAAGCAAAATGCGGCTTTTATTGCATTGTCTAAAACAGCGCACCCGGCAACAGCAGGAAAGACAAACGAGCAGATTAAGGCGTTATTCTATGCCAACCGCCAGGAGGTACAAAAGGGGGTAAATCTGAATACAGACCCATACAACAAAAGTACAACTTTGTTGTTGGTTTATCAGATGAGCAACAACCAAACAATTCAACAGACATTGCCGCCCGTATCGGATAACCGTATTATCATTTTGGAACTTATACAAGAACCGGGGGCAGCCAATTACAAGGCAATAATTAGCCCGTCAGCCGGAGAAAGTATTGATGGGGCAAATACACCAATAACCGTTACAAGCAATGGGATTGCAGGTATTTTTTTGCCTATTCAGAATGAAAATACGTGGGATTTTATTCCGTGGTATAAAACTATTGATAGCAGCCTAACAACAAGCGATGAGCAGGGAAATATTGTGTTGCAGACAAAGAATTTACGATTTAAAAAACCTTTCTTTATTGAATACGATAGTGATACAGACGAAGCAAATGTAAATTTGGGAAATGTTCCATTTTTGTTTAATGATAAAATAGCAAAAAAATCATTTAAAGCAACAGAGGTCGGAAGTATGGATGGAACGGTTCGCATTGCACAAGTTGGAAACGGACAAACACCCGATGGCGACCAAATGTACAAGGCTGATTTATCCGTTGTTCCGGGAAAAGATGCGGAGGGAATATTGGCTATGTTAGGAAATGATGAATTGGTAAATTCTAAATATCCAAAATCCCGATTGTGGTTTTCTGATTTGAAAGTAAAAGGCGGTATTGCTGTATATCAAGATATGCAAAAGAAATCTTTCGTTATACAAGATATTGACCCGCAGGACGACCCCAATATATCCGGAGGAACAACCTTTTTAATTGGCTTGTATATTGAGCCAACGCAATATGGGGATAACAGAATTACGCAGGACGGTTGGATTAGACTTGAATTCGTTGACGACACAGATACCCCGTTATTGGACGTTAACGGCAATCCTATGGCAGTTCAAATTGACTACAAGGCGGGCGATGAGCAGCGAAAAGAATTGTATTTAGGAGAGTGTCAAGCCAAAGCATATACTGATGTTCATTTGCGTATAGAAACCAATTTCCCAAATGAAGAATTATTGTCTATTGGGGCAAATTCATGTGTGTTGATTCAGTCAGTAGGCAAAGACTATGGAGTAGGAAAGGCGTTGTTGGCATTTATGGCATTTACCGGGTATCAAGTCAAGATGAACAACAAGTATTACGGATATAATTCTTTGAACCTTGCAAGGACATTGATTTTCCCCGAACCCGAAACGGAAATTAACAATGATGTTACATATATGGGGGATAATACATATTTGTCAGTTAAGACAGCAGCAAAGGTAAGTATATCTAATAATCAGCTAATTGTTAAAGATAATAACAAGGATTTGCCCGTATTTTCTTTGTTTAAGCGATATAACAGATTTGACACCTTTGTTTGCCGTGGTAAAAATTACAAAGCTACCGTTAAAATTACAGACAAACAAAATGCCTTTGTGGTTGCATTGATGAAGTACACCGGGTCGGAAAATGTAGCACCAACACCGGAATTGGTAAGTTACAATAACGACCAACCGCAATTCAATGCAGGATGGAGCATTTCTGACAAATTATTTATATCAGAGGATGCAGTGAGCGGAATCCATGAAGCAACAAAAACATTTGTTGTTCCTACTGACGCAAAGGAATTTGCGGTAATTATATTCCCTAATGCTTCGCAGATACCAACAACTATGGTATTGAATGATTTTGAGGGGGATATAACCCCGTGGTTTAATCGAATGGTAATAACAGATAGTTCGCATATTTCGGAAAAATATTTGGAATATCAGAAAGACTATGCAAAATTTGTTGTTATGACCCCGGCAGGCGATGCAAGTTACCGATATACGTATAACAAGACCGCAGGAAATATACCTTTGGGCATTAAAAAGGGTTTGGCTTTGGTTAGCAATAATAACGCATGGGCAGACCCCGGAGCGTCAGACCCTAACAAAGTTCAAGGAGATTTATTGGCAGAGGCGGACGGAATTATAACAATTCAGTATTCCGGGCAGGCATATAACGAAACAAGCACAATTAATGAAGCCAATTTTTGGGCTGCAAAGGTTGCGCCGGATGGTTCATTAACGGAAGTTCCAAACAGCCGATATTCAACAACCATTGAAGCAAACAGAAAGATTGCCAAGAACATTCAGTCTAAAAGTATATCATTCCCAATTCAGCAGGGCGAGTCAGTTAGATTTTTGGCTAATTCAAATATTGATGATGGCTTTTATCTGCAAAGCGGAACAGACGGAAAACCTTTGTTTGAGGTTATTGTAAACTTCAAAGAAATGGTAGGTATGCCGTTTATACCGGATGAGTTAGAAAAGGGGGCAACAGAATTTTATGAATAATAACCGGGGCGAAAAGCCCCATAAAAAAGAAAATGAGTAAATAAATAATTATATTTGCAACGGGGATAGGCGGAGTAATTAACCGACCGAAAGGGCAAGCCAACAGCCCGTCCCCGTTTCTTATTTGTTGGCAGTTCTTAAAAGTTGGCAATTATGGAAAATGAGATTTGGAAAGATGTTCCCGGATATGATGGGTATTATCAAGTTAGTAATTATGGGCATGTTAAATCATTGAGCAGACAAATAGTTGTAAGAGGAAATACACGTTTATTGCATAATGATAGATTTATAAAAATAAGCAAATATAATAACGGATATTGCTTTGTAACATTATCTAAAAATGGGAAAAATGAACAAATATTACTGCATAGATTGGTAATGAAAACATTTGTTGGTAATTCTAAATTGGAAGTAAATCATAAAGACGGGAATAAAGAAAATAACAACATTAATAATTTGGAATATGTAACCCATAGCGAAAACCAATTTCATTCTTTCAGAGTTCTAAAAAGGAATCCGGTTAAATCATGGTTAGGAAAGAGAGGGGAAAAACATAATAAATCAATAGGAGTAATTGCGTATAATACAATTACAAATGAAAAAACAAAATATGGTTCCATGAGAATAGCAGAAGAAAAAACAAGTATAAGCAGGGTTACAATAAGAAAATATATAAATAAAAACAAACCATATAAAAACATTTTATTCTATGAATCAAAAAACAATAATTCTTGAAAACGGGCATGGTTCGCAGACCCCCGGAAAACGTTCACCCATTTGGGGCGACGGTTCCCAATTGTTAGAATGGGAGTTTAACCGTGATATTGTACGCCGTATTGCGGCGATGTTGAAAGCGGAGGGAATAAAGTTTGAAATTTTGGTACCGGAGGACAACGACGTATCATTGCCGGAACGTTGCCGACGTGCAAACGTTATCCATGCAGATTGCGGCAACAACGCCGTTTTGTTTAGCGTTCACGGGAACGCCGGAGGCGGCACCGGGTGGGAATGTTATACAAGCGTAGGACAAACGAAAGCGGATGCAATCGCAACCGTTCTTTGTAAGGAGGCGGAAAAAGAGTTTGCCCCGGATGGTTGGAAAATGCGTTTTGATTATGTGGACGGCGACCCGGACAAAGAAAGCCAATTTTATATTCTGAAACATACTGTTTGCCCGGCGGTATTATCTGAAAATTTCTTTTTTGATAATGAAAAGGATTGCCGTTTTATGATGAGCGACGACGGAAAAGAAAGGATTGCAAAGGTACATTTTGAAGCAATAAAGAAAATTGTATGAAAAAGTATTTGATTTGGGCGGCAATTGCGATGGTAGTTGCCGCCGTTGCAACAATATGGGTGCAACGAACGAAAATTGAAAAATTGACGGACGAACGGAACAGATACCGGGGAAATACAGAAACATTGTTGCAGGACGTCGAAACGTACAAAACAAAGGATAGTTTGAACGCCGCAAAGGTTGGGAATTTGGAGTTAAAATTATCCGAATATAAAAAGTACCGGGCGGACGATGCGGCGTTAATCAAATCGTTGCAGACAAAGAACCGGGATTTGCAAAGGGTTACGACGGCACAAATGGAAACGCTTAACGAATTACGGGCGAACGTCCGGGATAGTATTGTATATTTGCCCGGCGACACGGTTACGAACGTATTACGTTGTATTGAGTATTCCGACAAATGGGTTGACTTTGACGGATGTATTATAAATAATACGTTTTCGGGCAAAATTATAACACGGGATAGTCTGTTGATTGCCGAAACGGTACAATACAAACGGTTCCTTGGGTTCCTTTGGAAAACCAAAAAGATAAAGAACCGGGAAATTGATGTTGTAAGCAAGAACCCGGCAACAAAGATATTGGGCGTTGAGTTCGTAACCATAGAAAAGTAACTTTTATTGTTCATAATACCGGGAAACGGGGATTGTAACCAAGCGTTGCAACCCCGTTTTTTTGTTTTTGCCCGTTTTTAGCCCCGTATTTCGATTATTTTGTTTGAATGAATAATACCCACCCACGGCAAATAAAGTGGCTTAAAATGAAAATTCGCCAAAAATAACTTTGCAGGGAGCCAAAAGAACCTTTTTTTATCCGCAAATCGAAAATAAAAGAAAATTCTTTTGGTAGTTAAAATAAAATGCCTTATCTTTGTGCCATGTTAATAAAACAACCGGGCGTTTTCCCGGCAACAAAAAGAGCGATACAATGAAGCCCGCAGATATTTACAACGGTTTGGAATATACAACAAGAGAGATTAACCGTACTTTCAAAATCAAAGTAAACGGATTGTTCAACGGCAAAAAGATTAACACGTTGGTTGGCGTTTCCGGTTTGATTAAGTTAGTAGGCGTTGAAATAGCGAACAAATTATTGCGCCGTGCTTTCCGTTGTGTCAAAGACGCCGAACATTGTAAGTTGCGCCGGGGTTTGAAAATATCCTTTTATTATTACTAATCCGACCGGGCGGGTTCCCGGAACCAAATAAATTTCAAATATGGAAACAAAGAAAAGAACACAGGCGACGGACATTGCCGAGAGGGAACCGACCGGGCAAAGGGTCGATTGGCAAACGCCGAGTTGCGCCGATGTAAGATTGAAGCGCACCGATATTTTGATGAATTGTACAAACGTGGACTAATGAGGCGACGGGAGGCGTACAAATGGTTGTATTATCAGAGTAAGAAATAAAAAGCCCCCCGGCGTCATAAATCAATATGCACCGGGGGAATTTTACGCAGTAACCGAGAGCGATATTTGGTTGATGCGGTATTGCAAAGGTAGATTAAAAATCCGATTATCCAACGCACCTCGCAAAAATGATTTTAGAAACAAAGATATATTTTTGGAAAATAGATAAATGAAATACTATTGCATTTGCAAAACCAAAAATAATATTTATATTTGCAGCATAAAATTAGTAGTATGGAAATTTGGAAAGAAATAAAAGACTATGAGGGGTTATATGAAGTAAGCAATTACGGGCGTATAAAGTCATTAGATAGCAATATAATTTTGACGCCTTGTAAACCCGCAACGTCCGGTTTATGTGTTACTTTATCAAAAAACAGAGTAAATACGAAGTTTCAAGTTAGCCGATTAGTTGCGGCGGCTTTCATCCCGAACCCGGAAAACAAACCATACGTTGACCATATCGACGGGGTTAAGTATCATAATTTTGCAGACAATTTACGTTGGTGTACGCAAAAGGAAAATATGAACTATAAACCCGCAAGGCGAAATAAAATTAAATATAATTGCCAAATAGTCGGATATGGAGCGGACGGGAAAGAATGTGTTCGTTTTGACAATTATATAGATGCGGAAAATCGGGGTATGTACAGAAATTTGATAAAAAAGAGTGTCGATACCGGGAAACCATATAAGGGAATTTTGTATAAAGAAGAAAAATAAAACCTACCGGGGGGAATACCCGGCAAAGATATGAGAGTAAAAGAAAGCAAAGAATTAAACGAGTTGGCGACCCTTTCCGGGAAACCCGCCAAACAGGTATCCGACATTATCGTTTCGGAATTACTCAATAAAAAAATAATTGAGGAAACGCCGGACAATTGGGGTTGCCCGATTTCCGATTGTTACGAACGGGATATTACCGTTGTTGAGATTGCCGGGGTTATACGTGCAATTGGTATCAACGTTGTAAAATCGGTACATTTGGACGCATTATTGGAATGTGTGTTGATTGGCGACGGGGATTGCCCGGAGTGTGGCGGCGAAATGGAGGTTACGGACGGCGAATATAAGCAAACAGGCGGGGACGGATATATTACGCCCCCGGAATATACCCCAATTTGGGAGGAAACAACGTGTACGCATTGCGGATACAAAGAGAGTAACGAACCGAGTTATTAACAATAAAAATTAAAGTTATGGCATTGAGATTAAGAGTAAACGAAGCAATCGCCCGTTCCGAGGCGAACGGAAAAAAGGTATTGAAAAAGGATATTGCAGCCCGTTTATTTGAGGGCGCAAGCGAAAGCGCACAGCAGGTAAATATGACAAATCTTTGCAACGGGACAACCAAAAGGATTGTCCCGGAATGGGTAGTAATAATTTGCGAAATGTGCGGTTGTTCCGCCGATTATCTGTTTGGTATGGAGGATTAAAACCATGAAAAAGAAGTTTATCGAAAAAATGGAAAAGATGGTTGATGTTTTCTTTTCCGATGCGTGGCAATCAAAGGTTTTTGCAATGATATTTAGCATTTTCGGAGTAATATGTTTTATTGCCGGATTTTGGAATTATATCCATTTTTTGTTTTCTGCAATGTGTGGATTAATGGTTTATGTATTGTTTAACGAATTAAAGAGCAAATAACATGAGAGCGAAAAAGAAACAGCCGGAAAACCCGGAAAAAAGTATTGCAAACACAATGGGTAACGCAGTAAATGCGGTTAAGAAGTTGGCGGAAGCAATGGGACAATTGCCCGCCGATAAATTCCCGGAAATAAACGATGAACAACAGATTGTCCCCGGATTGGATGCCGTCGAAATAGAACAGCCCGCCGGGGCTTTTGAAATTGTGCCGGGCATGACGGTTGAGGAAATGACAGCAATGTTTTTTGATGGTGCGTTGATTGAACCGCCGTATAAAGTATGGCAGCTAAACAGCAAAGGACACCGATATTATTACAAGTTTGACGACAACGGAACCCCGGAATTTTATCCGTCAGTTACAACCATATTATCGCAGACAATGCCAAAATCGGAATTTATGATTAAATGGATTGCCGACAAAGGTATTGACGAGGCGGAACGATACAAAGCAGAACGGGCGGCGTATGGTACATTTATGCACGCCCAATTTGAGGAACTTATAATTAACCGGGTTTATGATTTGGACGGACTGAAAGCCAAATTAAAAGATTATATTGATAACAACAAATTGCCAGCCGATTTCATTTATTACGCTGATGATTTCAAAAAGGACATATTGGCATTTGCGCAATTTGTTTTGGATTATGACGTTAAACCGTTAGCCGTGGAAATTGCGTTGGTACACCCCGTTCATAATTACGCCGGAATGATTGATTTACCGTGTACGATGTTATCAAAGCCCGGTTCAAAAGAATACATAAACGCAATTGTGGATTTCAAAAGCGGGCGCAAAGGATTTTACGAAGAAGCGGAAATCCAGTTGCATTTATATGCGATGATGTGGAACGAAAATTTCCCGGATATTCCGATTGACCGTGTTTTCAATTTCAGCCCGAAAGATTGGCGACAGAAACCGACGTACAATTTGAAAGACCAAACAGACAGCCCGAACGCAAAGAAAATCCCGTATCTTTTGGAGTTGGCAGCAATTGAGGACGAAAAACGGGATAATACATTTACGGCGGTTTCCGGGGAAATATCATTGGATAACGAACCGGATTTGACAAACAATATTGTTTCGCTGACGTTGGCGGAACTTGTTAAAAGCAAAGCCCCGGCGGAAAAGAAAAAGCCGGAACCGGAAAAAGCCGTTACCGTTGAGGATTTGAAGAAAGGCCCGGAACCCGAACCACAGCCGGAACCCGAACCACAACCGGAACCGGAGGAAAAGAAAACCAAGACCGTAAAGAGAACCACACGAAAAACGGCAAAAACGGCGGAAAACAAGCCCGTCAAGGAAAAGAAAACCGCAAAACGTACAATTACACCAAAAAAAGAAAAAGTGGCTAAAATCGAAGGAAAACAGCCTAAAAAGCCGGAACCCGTGACAAAGAAAGATTTGTTGAATACTGAAATTGATATTTGATTATGAAAGGACGTATAAACATAAACAGACCAACTCCCGGCATACAACGTGTTGTTTTGCCACGTGTGGGGTTTATCAAAGTAGGGTATAAGGAGAAAGCAACCAACGGAAAAGAATATCCAAAAAGTGTTGACTATTTTATTGCTAATGGAAAGTATGCCGGATTGTTTACCAAAGCATACGGCGAAAAGCCGCAAACTATTCAAATAATTTTCCCGGATGATTGCCCGGAAAAGGTATGTAACGAAATGTACGAATACCGGGACGACGACGGGCGACGCATAGCATACGGCGATGGGGAAACGTTCTTTGTATGGAACGGAAAACAATATGCACAATACAGTACAAAGGATTATCCTAATTTGATGGCAGGGGTTACGGAAAAGCACCCAAACCGGGCTGTTAAGAATGGCGGCGACGGATGGATTGTAACGTTAACCGTAACTTTCATTATTCCGTTGGTGCGTGGGGTTGCCGGGGTTTGGCAGTTCGTAACAAAGGGTACGGCGTCAACAATTCCAAATATCCGAGACACGTTCGACGCCATGTTGCAGGAACGGGGATTTGTTAAGGGTATAGTTTGGGATATGAACGTACAATTTGCCGTCTCTCAAAAGCCCGGCGACCGTTCCCGTTATCCGGTCGTTTCCATTGTTCCGAACGAAAGCGAGGGGAATTTGCGTAAAGTAACTGAAGCATTTAAGCCAATAAAATTGATAGAAGAATGAAGAAAATTATTTTGTTTTTAGTGATATCAGTAATGTGTGTAAGCGTGTATGCCCAAACTGTAGTAGAGGTTGAAACGTTGAAAGTAACAGACCTTGGGAACCAAAAATTGTGCGCTGCAAAGGTGAATGGGTGTATAGACCATTATTACATTATGCTTAAAACTAGTAATATATATCAAAAGTATATTACTGTTTACCTTGGGGATAAGGAGGAAGCTATAAGGTTACTCCGGTTTTTGTATGACTTAAATTCTAAGGGTGGAACCTATATACATCTGGAAAATAGGACTAACAACGTAGTTTCATGGAATAGATTAGGCTATTATACAGTATTCTCTGAGGGGAGGGTATTAAAAGGACATATAAGAAAGCAAAACATTAAGGGCTTTATCGCAGAATTAAACCAATAATGTTTGATAATTCAAATAAAACATCTATTTTTGCAGCATAAACAATCGACCGTT